TGGGTTAGCATACTTGGTACCAAATCCTGTACCAGTGGTCCATGGATATATGGAGACATAAGGTGAACTCTGATGTGCAACACCAACATCTGTTCCACTAGGACTGAAATTTATTCCTTGGCCGTGACTGGCGGGCAATGTAGATGGGTTAGCATACTTGGTACCAAATCCTGTACCAGTGGTCCACGGATATATAGCCACAAAAGGTGTAGTAGTATGAGCAACACCAACATCCGATCCACTAGGACTGAAATTTATTCCTTGGCCAGCGCTCGACGGCAATGTAACTGGGTTAGCATACTTGGTACCAAATCCAATACTACTCCATGGATATATAGAGACAAAAGGTGTAGTAGTATGAGCAACACCAACATCTGATCCACTAGGACTGAAATCTATTCCATTCCCAACACCAGTGGGTAATGTAGCTGGATCCGCATACTTAGCGCCAAATCCTGTACCGGTGGTCCATGGATATATTTGTATATATGGTGATGTGCCTTGCGCTACACCAATAGAAATATTACCAATAGCTAACGGCCACTGTCCAATGCGTCTTGATAACTCAACATCCGATAATGTCCAGATGCCTCCAGATTTATAAAATTCGGGTCTATTTGATTTACCAATAATTCCGCCATTTATTCTAGGCATTTTTTACCTTTAACCAAGTGTTTCATAACTTACAAGCGCAGTCAAATAACTATTTAAACTTGCTCCACCCCTAATTTCTTGGCCTTCTGTGATATAGAAACCACTGTTTCTATCAATTAAAACCACAGATGCGCCTGCTGGAATAGAAACTTGGCTGGCAAATGCACGATCATTAGTACCATCAAAATAACTTACGTTGCAACTAGCAGAGTTAACACCGTTAATGTTTGCAATGATAATCGTATTTATTTTTCTAACCTGATTTGCAGAACCGGCCAATATTTGTGTGGTTGATGTTGTCGTTAATGCTGCAGTCAATGTATTAGCAGTTATCGTTGTTGCAGTGTATAAATTTGGATTTGCCATTTTTTATCCGTTTATCTGAATATTAAAGATGTTATTAAACCTAGACCAAAAGATGCACCTCCGCCTCCTCCACCACCACCACTAATTGTGGTTATTTCAACATTTGCGTTGGCATAAATTGTTGAATCGAATTGAATGGTGCTGCCTGATAGTATATATGTATCTCTAAGTTGAACAATACCATCAACAACGGCAGTAACTAGATTTTCATTATCTGGTGTTACAGTTAAATTAAATGTACTTGTTGAACCATTCGCAGTAAACTTGTTGGTCGTTACACTAACTGGTGTACCACCACCTGTGTTGGCTGCCTCAAAGGCAGCATTAGCATGTAAGAATGCAGAGTTTGCATATGAACCAGATGTTACTGCTTTGCCGTCAGCTGTAGCAGCATTCGTTGTTGCTGTATTTGCCTGCGTGTATGCTGAGTTCGCATACGAACTGGCTGCATTAGCAGCATCACGAACCCATGTATCTACTGCATTGTTAGCTGCTAAGAATGCTGCATTAGCATATAGCCCAGCACTTATTGCATTTGTCGCAGCAGTATTGGCTTGCAGAAAGGAAGCATTAGCATATAAACTTGCTCCAGCAGCGTTATTGGTTGCCGTATTGGCTTGTAAGAAGGCTGCGTTTGCATATAGACTTGCACCAGCAGCATTAGTTGTACCTGTATTAGCTTGTATAAAAGCAGCGTTGGCATAAACTCCAGAAGATACCGCTTTATCATCGGCCACCGATGCATTAGTGGTTGCTGTATTTGCCTGCGTATAAGCAGAGTTAGCATAAGAACTGGCAGCATTAGCAGCACCTCTTACCCAGGTATCTGTCGAATTATTGGCTGCCAAGAATGCAGCATTGGCATAAAGGCTTGCTCCAGCAGCATTATTTGTTGCAGTATTAGCCTGTGTGAAGGCTGCATTTGCTTGTATAAAAGCCGCATTAGCTTGTACCAACAATGTATTTGGTACAACAGTCCACGCAGTCTTTGTTGTACTGTATTGGTATGTAATACCATTGACAGAAGCTGTTTGTCCGTTTGTTGGTGTTGTTGGAAAAGCCATCTATTTTTCTTAAAAGGTTATCGAACCAGAACTAGTAAACTTATATATCCTATAACCACCAGCGGTTGTGATTGTTGGTGAACCTGTGGTTGATGTGGCTGCTGCATATGCATCAAGATAACGCAATATTACTATACCGGAACCGCCGGCGCCTCCATTATCAGTAACAAAAGAACCCGCGCCGTTACCGCCGCCACCGCCACCACCAGAATTAATTCCACCAGCACCAGCAACTACACCAATTCCACCATTTTGGCCGCCGTTGATACCTCCTGTGCCGCCAGATGAACCTGTACGGCTACTCCCTCCACCACCGCCACCTGATCCACCGTTGCCGGCGGTAGTGCTTGGTCCAGAAAAAGTACCTCCTCCTCCGCCGCCGGCATAATATGTTGATGTTCCTGATATTGAAGATTGTAAACCTATACCACCATTAGCACCTGAAGGATAAGTAGCAGCGACAGCAATCGAGCCTGCTGCGCCGGCTCCCCCGCCGCCACCAGCCGCGCCGCCAGAGCCATCGATTCCGCCGCCGCCGTTATTACCTTGGCCAGCTGTTCCTAATCCGCCGCCGCCGGCAACGGATGAACTACCAGAATCGGCCCCGCCGCCGCCTGAGCCACCGGTACCACCGGATGAACCAATCGCAGAAGCTCCATATCCTCCACCCAAGCTAGTGATAGATGAAAATACTGAATTGCTTCCCACTATACCAGGGTTACCTTGTCCGCCGGGAGCTCCGGTGCCCGCGCCGCCGCCGGCACCAACCGTGATAGTTATAGGTGTTCCAGCACTTACTGAAAATCCTGTTGCGGTTTTAAATCCACCCGCCCCGCCTCCGCCGCCTATCCATCCACCGCCGCCGCCGCCGCCAGCTACTACAAGATACTCTACCGCCGACACAACAGGAATAAATATTTCTGGCCAAACACTATTCAATCTACCTAAACGCAAATCTTCCGAACCAAAAAAACCACCGGTGCTTGCTGCGGAAAGTGTTACTGCTGAACCGGTTACACCATAATTTGATCTTGTTCTCATGTTAACTCAGTAGTTCGTGACCAACGATCAAATGCATTGATGAATTTGCAGAACCATGTGCTTGTAGTGTGTCACCTTCTTCCAAATAAATTGCATTGTCTTTGGCAATAACAGTTAAAATAGAACTAGCTGGAACTGTTATGAGTCTAGCAACATAAAAATCACCAACAGCGCTGCGATTAATTGTAAGATTTGCAGTGATATTCGTAACACCATAATTATTAAACATGATAGTGTTAATTTTGTGAATCTGTCCACTACTTGTTGCGTTACTTAGTACATTTGCGGAAACAGTTGTAACATTAACCAGTGCCGTTTTGGCCGTTATTGTTATTGTATTGGCTAGATTTAATGCCATGTTTATTCCTTAAGATCCAAAGACATATGCATTAATGATAGTCCTTGCATTATTTATTGAAGATGAAGATGAAGCAACAGATGTACTTGTTATGGCAGAAGATGACATATCAACCCAAACATTTGAAGTACCATCATTTATATATTCATAGAGTATATCATCGGTGGTTGACCACCACTGGTCACCAACATTTGCATAAACAGGAACACCAGAGTTGGCTGTAAATGTAATCCCGGAAGAAATTGAGTTGGCCTTAGCGTATGCCGAGTTAGCATAAGTGGATGCAGCTAATGCATTTATTGTAGCAGTATTGGCCTGAGTATATGCAGAGTTCGCGTAAGAACTGGCTGCATTAGCAGCACCTCGGACCCAAGTGTCTGTAGAATTATTAGCAGCAGTGAAGGCCGCATTGGCTTGCAAAAATGCTGCATTAGCATATGAACCAGCAGTTACTGCCTTACCATCGGCTATTGATGCATTGGTTGTAGCGGTATTGGCTTGTGTGTATGATGAGTTAGCATATGAACCAGCTGTTACTGCTTTTGAGTCGGCTGTATTTGCAGCAAGAAAAGCGGAGTTAGCGTAAGAACTGGCAGCATTAGCAGCATCTCTTACCCAAGTATCAACAGCATTATTGGCTGCTGTGAATGCTGCATTAGCTTGTATGAATGCAGCATTGGCATACAAACTTGCTCCAGCAGCATTGGTGGTTGCCGTATTCGCTTGCAAGAATGCAGCATTGGCATATAACCCAGCTGATGCTGCACCTGAACCAGAATTGGCAACTGCAAAGGCAGCATTAGCATGTATAAATGCTGCGTTGGTATTGTTTGCAGATTCCAATACTGTAATGCCAGCACCAGACAATGTGGTAATTTCTAAATTTGCTCCGTTCTCAAACACGGAATCAAAAGTTATTATATTACCAACAATATTATATGTATTACGAAATTGTGTTAAACCATCAACACCAACCGTTACATGAGCTTCAGATGCCGGTGTTATACCTAAAGTGTAGGTTGTTGTATTACCGTTTGATGTGAAGTTGTCGGTTTGTATTAATAATGTTCCACTACCTCCAGTGGCATTCGCGGCCGCAAAAGCCGCATTAGCATGTAAGAAAGCCGAGTTAGCATATGTTCCAGATGTTACAGCTTTGTTGTCAGCTGTAGCCGCATTTGTCGTAGCCGTATTCGCTTGACTATAAGCAGAGTTTGCGTAAGAACTAGCAGCATTGGCTGCATCTCTTACCCATGTATCAGTAGCATTATTTGCTTTTAAAAATGCTGCATTTGCATATAGACTTGCACTAGCAGCATTATCTATGGCTGTGTTTGCTTGAATGAAAGCTGCATTGGCATACAAACCAGATGTTACTGCTTTACCATCAGCTGTTGCAGCATTAGTCGTAGCTGTATTCGCTTGAGTGTATGCGGAGTTGGCATAAGATTCGGCAGCATCAGAAGCAAGATTAAAATAATTTGTACCGTCATTGGTCGCAACCCATTTGTCCGTTGATTCGTTCCAAAGTAAAGATGTGTTTGCAGAAGAACCTCGGTCAACTTCAATACCAGCATTAAACGCCGGCGCCGAAGCTTGATCTATAGCGGCATTAAGAGTAATAATATTATCTGCAATTAATACTGTTTGTGTGTTTGCATAGGTCTGTTGACCTTGAATTGTTAAGTTACCAGTAACAACAATATCACCAGTAACTGTACCACCGGTGGTAATGTTTAAAGAGTTGTTGGCTCTAGTGAATGCGGAGTTAGCATATGAACCAACCGTAACTGCCTTATCATCTGCTGTAGCTGCATTTGTAGTTGCAGTGTTTGCTTGGGAAAAGGCAGCATTAGCATATGAACCAGATGTAACTGCTTTGTTGTCAGCTGTAGCAGCATTCGTTGTTGCTGTATTGGCCTGTGTATAAGCTGAATTTGCATAAGAACTGGCTGCATTAGCAGCATCACGAACCCATGTATCTACTGCATTGTTAGCTGCGGTGAAGGCCGCATTGGCTTGTATGAAAGCCGCATTAGCATATAGACTTGCACTAGCAGCATTTGATATTGCTGTATTGGCTTGTATGAAAGCCGCATTAGCATATGAACCAGCTGACGCTGCGCCTGAACCAGAATTGGCAACAGCGAAGGCCGCGTTGGCGTGTATAAATGCGGCGTTAGATTGCAGGAAAGCAGCATTGGTATTATTTGCAGAATTTAATACTGTGATACCAGTACCAGATAATGTCGTAATTTCTAGATTTGCTCCGTTTTCAAATACGGAATCAAATGTTATTATGTTGCCAACAACTGAATATGTGTTGCGAAATTGAACAAGACCATCAACACCAACCGTTACATGTGATTCGGTTACCGGTGTCACACCTAAAGTATATGTGGTCGTATTGCCGTTTGATGTAAAGTTGTCTACATTAATATATAATGTTCCACCACTCGCAATAGTATTCGCCAATTCATATGAACTGTTGGCTTGTATAAAAGCCGCATTCGCATAAGTGCCAGCCGAAGCTGCGCCTGAACCAGAATTTGCAATAGCAAAGGCAGCATTGGCATGTAAGAAAGCCGAATTTGCATACACACCGGATGTTACCGCTTTACCATCAGCTATTGATGCATTAGTGGTTGCGGTGTTTGCCTGTGTATATGCTGAATTGGCATATGAACCGGCTGCATTAGCAGCATCTCTAACCCAAGTATCAACAGCATTATTGGCTGCTAAGAACGCAGCATTGGCATACAAACTTGCACTAGCTGCATCATTGGTTGCTGTGTTTGCTTGTAAGAAGGCCGCATTAGCATATGAACCAGCAGTTACTGCCTTACCATCGGCTGTTGATGCATTAGTAGTTGCTGTATTTGCCTGAGTGTAAGCTGAGTTTGCGTATTGACCAGCTGAATTGGCAGCACCTCTAACCCATGTATCTATTGCATTATTAGCCGCAAGGAAGGCCGCATTTGCTTGCAAGAAAGCAGCATTAGTATTATTTGCTGACGCCAACACTGTAATGCCAGCACCAGAGATTGTGGTAATTTCCAGGTTTGATCCGTTTTCAAATACGGAATCGAAGGTTATTATATTACCGGTGATAGTATATGTATTACGAAATTGAGTTAGACCATTTAAACCAACTGTTACATAGGCTTCAGAAACAGGTACTACACTTAACCCAAAGGTAGTTGTGTTTCCGTTTGCAGTAAAATTGTCAGTTTGAATTAGTAGTGTGCCTCCACCTGCAACAGCATTTGCCAATTCATATGCACTATTGGCTTGTATGAAAGCCGCATTAGCGTATGATCCAGCTGACGCTGCACCTGAACCAGAATTAGCAACAGCAAAGGCAGCATTGGCATGTAAGAATGATGCATTAGCATATGAACCAGATGTTACAGCTTTATTATCTGCTGTTGCTGCATTTGTAGTTGCAGTGTTTGCCTGTGTATACGCTGAGTTTGCATAAGAACTGGCAGCATTAGCAGCATCTCTAACCCAAGTATCAACAGCATTATTGGCTGCTAAGAACGCAGCATTAGCATATAGACTTGCACTAGCAGCATTATCTATGGCTGTGTTCGCTTGAATGAAAGCCGCATTAGCATATAACCCAGCTGATGCTGCACCTGAACCAGAATTAGCAACTGCAAATGCAGCATTGGCTTGTACGAAAGCCGCATTAGCATATTGTGCAGCACTATTTGCAACTGCAAAGGCCGCATTTGTTGTATTCGCAGAAGTCTCTACAGCAATAGCTGATGTTATTGTTGTGACTTCTATGTTTGCTCCGTTTTCGAATACGGAATCAAATGTTATTATGTTGCCGGAAGTGTTGTATGTATTACGAAATTGAGTTAAACCATCAACACCAACTGTTACATATTGCTCAGCTGTTGGTGTTGTACTTAATGTGTATGTGGTCGTATTACCGTTTGATGTAAAGTTGTCAACAGTTATTGCTATTGTTCCAACACTTACTGAACCACCACCACTAGTGTTGGCCGCAAGGAAAGCAGCATTAGCGTGTGAGAATGCAGAGTTCGCATACGAACCCGCTATTCTTACATCTTTGTTTTCCTGGTTGCCGATATAGGAGAACTTCATGTTACGTTATTTCCAACAGACTTAGAATTACATCAGCTGCCGATGCGTTGCTTGTAGATACTTTAAGTGAATCTGTGGCTTCCAGAACAAGCTTTTGTTCACCACCAATTGTGATTAGTGAACTTCCCGGATCGATAGTTGCCATCTTAACCATATAGTAATCTGAAGATGAAGAAGTTACAATAACATTTGCTGTTATAGGTACATTCAATATGTTTGCGATAGTCATACCAATGACAGTCGTGGAAACACCGGCACCTGCCGTATATATTGTTACGGGTGATGTGCCTACCGCAGCTTGAAGTTGATTTTTAAAAACATTTGCCATTTAAATTTCCTGATATTGTATATTTATCGTGTCAACTAAATGCGATAGTGAAAGCAACAATCTGAGAGTCTACATCCAATAATGTTGTACCCGTGTTTGCCTTTGCAAAAGCCGCATTGGCATGAATATAAGCCGCATTAGCCTTTTCAAATGCTGGCGCAACATCGCCACCTGAGGTTGCATTGAATGTGATTGTTTTTGTTGTCGTATTGGTGCTGATGGTAATATTATTACCAGCAACCAACGAAAGTGTGTCTGAATAACCAGATGCCAACACCAAACTGTTGTTAGCATTGATTGTATCAAAAGAAAATTGGTTGGTGATGAATGATGTACCACCAAGTCCATTTTTATAAAACAGCTTTCCATCGGCATAGTTAAGTGCAACCTCACCAAACGATAAAGAACTTGGTGTGTTTCCTGTTATGCCTGATTTTTTTAACTGGATTGCTGTGTTTGACATTTACTTAGAACGTTCCACCATCTTTGATTACGCCATCAACACCGACCAAATCCGTGAGTACGGTTGGTGTTGCTTCTTTATTTAGCTCATCAATTTTTTTTCTTTTGGCAGGAGGTAGTTGTAAGTATTCAATTTTTGAAACAAGTTCTTCAACCTTTGAGTTGAATACACTCTTTTCAGTTTCATGCTTTTGTATCAGTAAACTAATATTCTTTTCATGTTGACCATTTAATGCTTCAATTTTACCATTATTCTCACTTATCAAAGAATTGATTTTTACTTCCAGTTCTCCGCGAGTTTTATTCGTTTCTTCTCTGGCTCTAATCAATTCTGACTTAAAGGTATCGACATGCGTTGCCTGATTCCTTACACTATCATAGTCTCTATATTTGTTGTTAAGCTCTGTGAGTTGATTGGTTAAATTGGATACATTCAATTCACTTTCCGCAACCTTAACTTTTAAGTTTTGGATTGTTTCATTATCAGCTTTATTAATATTTTGTTTTAACTCTTCAATAACTTGTTTTAACTCATCATTTGATTTTGTCAAAACATCAATCTTCTCAATCTGTTCCTTAACAACCTCATCGGTAATTTTTGCATTAGCTTGCATTGAGACATTTCGAATCACACAATCGGTCATGGTGGCCGTCAATGTCTCAATGTAATAATTTATATACTTGTCATTTCCCATTTCAAACTCCTATCATAAAAAACATAATACATTATATAGTCAACTTAAAATTGTCCTCCGTCCAGAGTGGTTGTCCATACCGGTACACCAGCATTTGTGACAGTGAGTATTTGATTAGAGAATGTTTGATCTGAAGTGCCTGCTGCAGCAGTAACTGCCATTGCGTTTGTGCCATCACCGTATACGATACCCTTTGAGGTAAATGTAGAAGCACCTGTACCGCCTTGTGCAACAGTTAGACCGGATATATCACCGGCAGTTGCAGCAGTTACACGGCCGTAAGCATCAACAGTCAACGATGTGATTGTTTTGGCTGCGCCGAGAGTACCTGTTAGTGTGTAGGTTGAGTTTGCAAGTACGCCAATTGCGCCTGTACCAGAACCAACCAGTAGACCACCGTTACTGAATGTTGCCGCACCTGTACCACCTTGAGCAACTGTTAGTCCAGAAATATCGGCAGCAGTCGCTGCTGTCACTCTGCCATATGCATCAACAGTAAGTGAAGTGATTGTTTTGGCTGCACCTAGAGTACCAGTTAGTGTATAAGTCGAGTTTGATAGTGTAGTTACATTGTTACCACCAGCACCAATAACGATTGCACCAGAAGTTAGTGTTGAGGTTGATGTAACTGCAGCATTACCCACATTGTAAGCACCTGCAATGTATTCTTGTAAGTCTATGCCGTTAGCAGTAATTTTTCCTGGAACAGTAACATTACCTGTCGAATAGAAGACTGTTGCATTTGCAGCTGGTCCAACACTTAGGTTACCAGTTGGAGCTGTAACACTTGATGTTCTAACATAATTACCAATAACATTTGCTTTAGCGACATTGAGTACAAGATTGGCCGTATTGAATCCACCACTTGTAACATCTATACTATTGCTGTCAAGGCTACCGGTGTAACTATCAAATGCGTAGAATTCTTTTGTGCCAGCATGGCGAATTAAACCAGAGCGAAGGTTCGCTGCACCTGAATTATAGTTACCAACAAAACCAATATCAACAATGTCTGATACATAATTGTTTCCACCCAAATAGATTAATGGGTCTTTAACTTCTAATACGCTTGTGTTGATAACTGTTTGTGTACCTAAAACACTCAAGTTACCGCTAATCTGAACATTGCCGTCAATGATCTGGTTCAAGCTTGCAGTGTTTGAACGAACAACAGTATTGTCAACATCTAAAGTTACAGTGTTGTCTGTTACTGTTGATGTAATACCTACACCGCCAGTGAATGTCAGTGTGTCTGTAGCAAGTGAAACAGTATCTGTACCGGTGTCACCAGCAATACCTAAAGATGTTGAGATAGCTGCCGAATTGGCAATCGACATGATTCGACCGTTTGCAGCAACAGTAACGATAGGTACCGTTGTAGAACCACCGTATACACCAGCAGTAAGTCCAGCCACAGCACTAAGAGATGCACTCAATGTTGCATTTGCAGTGCCGTTAAATAACTGTGCTGTTGCCGTAATGTCGCCACCAGATATATTAATAAATCTATCTGTCTGGAATTGTGTTGCAGAATTTGCATTACCAGAAACTGAGCCGGCAATGTTAGTTGCTGTGATGTAACCGAACGCAGCGTTACCGTTTGCATCACGGCGAACAAGTGTGCCACCCGTTGATGCAGATGTTGCATTGTCTACCTGTGAAGTGTAATATTGTCCACCAACATTAACTACACCTGTACCGGCTGGTGAGCCAAGGAACAATGTATTAGATTGATAAGAATACGCAAACTCACCGGCAGCCAAACTCGCTGGTGTTCCTGTCGTAGTGGAACGTTTAATCAGAATTGAGGTATTTGCCATTATTATTGTCCTTGTTATTTTGGTTGAATACTATCTTCTATTTATTAAAAACTGCCACCGTCAATTATGCTAATTGCATTGGCCACGAAATCGGGACCACCAATACCTATAACATTATTACTTTGATCGCCAATAAAAAGAGTGTTTGAGAGAAAAGAATAAGCCAACTCACCATCAGCTAATGTTGAAGGTTGAGTATTTGCATACGATCTTAGGATCTGTATGGTTGTATTTGCCATTAAAAGAAGCCTGCATCAGCGCCTGTGAACGCCAGATAAGTTATTGAGTTAGCCACAGCATTTTGAATTGCTGCATCTGAAATTACACCGTTTGCAGTTTGAACAGGAACAAAACCACCTACTGGCGACACAACAATCGCAATAGGATTTGGATTGGTAGCAGTCGGTGCAGCTGCAAAAGAAATTGCACCTGTTGTGGCTTCAGATTTAATAACTGTACCATCCAAGTCAATTGTATTACCACTCAAAAACAGACTTCGAAATTTTTGTGTTCTACTACCTAAGTCAAATGTTCTGGACTGTGTTGGTATTAAACTACCGCGTACAGGCGTGTCTGTACCCAAACCTTTTGCAGCAAAAGTTTTTGTTTGTGAGTTGTAAATAATTACATCACCCGTATTCGCGCCTTCCAATGATAGGTCGGTTAGACTTCTCATTGTTTTGGTACCATACGTCAGTGTTTGTACTCTTGTTTTTTGACCCTCAACGCGAACCTTAATGGTTGCTGGTTGTGTAACTGTTACTGTTGGCATGTTATTCCTTTAAAATACAGTAACTTGAGGTAAAACATTAACAATTCCCTCCAAAACTCTAGACACTGTGTTTGATGAATCTTTAATAACAACATCATAAACATATCGTCCTGCAGCAATGTTTGCGGTATTCGCATATGGTAAAGATAAAAGAAGTATACCTTCTGTTGGATCATTGACAGTGATGACAAACTGAGCCGTAGTGCTGCTAGAATAATAACTCTTCTTCATAACAGCTTTAATCTGTGCGCCAGTTAAAGAGAACGGTGTTCCATCGGCCTGATCTAAGGCTACCGATGTGTTAAAGTTTGAGCCTTGCTCTAGAAATAGTTCTTGATAACCTGCTGGCATTTGTTAACCCCTTTTGGAGGTATTTATCACATTAGGAAATTCGTTTCCACACATATAGTGGAGAAATACTTGGTGTAAAGTTACTATTTGAAACAGCTTGCCATGTTCCAACGGCCAATAATGTGTTTGGTGTTTCACTATTTGAATAATTCATGTAAATTGTGCCGACAGGATACACTGCTTCCAATGTTTCTACTCTACTGAGTATGGTTGGTTTGTTTGACAGATCAACATAAGAACCAGATGTTGCCACTCCAGATAATCCTGTAACAGCGCCGGCTGAAATACCAATTGCAATATTGTTTGCTCTAGTTATTCTTCCTGCAGCATCAATTGTAAACCTAGGAACACTAGCTTGTCCACCATAAGATTGTGCAACTACACCAGACGCAGGTAAACGACCTGCAGCCAATGTACCTGTAGATATATTATCCGCATTTGTTGTATCTGTGGTGGCAGAGGGTGACAATCCAGAGACTGCGGCAGAGGTTATTGCAATAGGTCCACTGTTTGCTGATGTGAGTCTACCTTTGGCATCAACAGTCAGACTAATCGCATAATCAACTCTACCATAAGAAGCCGCGGACACACCAGTTGCAGACAGTCTTGCATCTGGTAATGTTCCAGAAGTGATGTTACTTGCAATGGTTGTGTCTGTTGTAGCTGATGTTACTAGTGTTGGGAAGTCTGTTATTTGTGATTTTGGAATTGCAATCGCAACACTGTTTGCTGAGGTGATTCTACCCTTGGCATCAACAGTAAACCTTGATACTTGCGTGGCTGAACCTGCCGATGTTGCTGTTACTTTATCTGGAAGTCTTGCGTCAGCTAATGTACCACTTGTAATTTGTGAAGTGTTTAAACTGGCTGCAGCCGCAGAAGCGGCAGTGATTCTACCTTGTGCATCGATTGTAACGACCGACATTTCAGTCGCACTACCATAGGATCCGGCACTTACTGCTGTGTTTGCCAGTACCGATGGCGTGATCTTTGTTGTCATTTATTCTGTCCTTTTAATTCTTCAATCTCGGCTTTAAGTTCTTTAATTGCTTCAATCAAAACACCAACAATGTTGCCATATGAAACGGACATATATTCATCATCACTCAACGCTTCCATAACTACTTCTGGTAGAACCTCTTTCATTTCTTGTGCAATAACACCAACACCTTTGATGCCAGAGTCAATTCTTTCATAAGTTACACCACGCATTTTAGATACGGTGTCTAAAGCATTTTCAATTGTTTTGATGTTTGTTTTCAATCTCTCATCAGAGTAAGCAGTAACGTTACCACTTGCAACAAAGTTGCCTGAACCATCAGAAGTCCATCTATAAACATTGGTACCGTTTGACCATCCACCTAATCTGAATGCATTGTCTGTAGTATCTAGTCCCATGTTAATTCCATAAGTACCTGGTCTATGGAAAGACATAGAAGCACTGTCGCCTATAGCGCCTGAACCATATGCAACCAATGTTCCTGATTGTCCATTTGTTCCAACAGACAGTGCTGATCGGAAGTTATAAGTTCCTATAATAGTTCCACCAGTATTTTGCGTTACGGCTTTTGAACCATTAATTAACAAATCTTGTCCGTTGAGTGTGTAATTATTTCCATCATTAAGTAGATATCTTGTTCCTGTACTATTTAAATATAGAACACCTGTACCTGCACTTCCTGTGGTTCTATATGCATAGATATCACCACTCGGTAGTAATCTAATTTTACCAGTACCATCGGTTACAGTGGTCTCACCCGTGAATGCTGCACCGCTGAGTTTTGCAAATGTCGCAGGCAATCTGGCTTCAGCCAAGGTACCAGATGAAATATTAGTCGCATTACTTGTATCAGTTGTAGCTGATGTAGCTAATGTTGGAAAATCGGATACTTGAGATTTTTGGATTGTGATTTGTGTATCCGCAGCAGCAGTAATTCTGCCTTTTGCATCTACTGTAAATGTGCCAACTTTATTTGCACCACCATAAGATGAAGCGACTACACCAGTCGAAGATAGTCTTGCATCTGGTAGTGTACCAGAAGTGATATTGGTTGCACTGGTTGTGTCTGTTGTAGCTGATGATACTAGTGTTGGGAAGTTAGATATTTGAGATATTGGAATTGAAATCGCAACACTATTTGCTGAAGTCAATCGACCCTGTGCATCAACAGTAAATCTTGATACCTGGTTGGCTGAACCAACAGACGATGCACTAACTGCTGTACTAGCCAGTTGACCAGCTGTTATTACTCCAGTAATTTTGGTATTTGCAAGTGAGGTTATAAACGCTGGATTTGCATATGATTCGGAAGTGTAAACGCCATTGGTTACTGTGCCAGCATTTCCGGTTGTACTGATTGCATATGTAGCCGTGCTACCTAAAACATTTTTAACAAATGCTGTGGTTGCAAATGAGGTATTACTAGCTGCAATATTCATTGTCAGACCAGTAACATTACCCACAAATGTTGCACCACTTTCGAATGCTGCGCTTGTTGTTAATGTGTCGATTGCACTTTGTATTGTATTTGCTGCACCTAAGTTTTCATTTGTTGTATAAGCAATATTGTTTGCAAAGTATTCATACACAGCATAACCATCAACTTCAAGTAGTATCGAATCTCCTACAGCTGGTGCTGTTGAGAATACGATTCTTGAATTGCCTGTGTTTGCATGGTACTCAGATTCCAACTGACGAACACCGTTGATGTATGCTCTCAGTTGTGTTGAGTTGTTGAAAGTTGGTGTTGTGAATCTAGTATTCGAACTATCACCAGAATATGTTAATCTTGTAGATGTTATTGTGGTACCTGGTGTTGCACCTCCGCCGCCACCTGTACCACCCGCAGCCCAATAATAATTACCTGCACCACCTGTTGTCAATACATAACCTGATGTTGCACCAGATGGCAGTATTGCATTTAAAATTGCTGACGTTGATGTTACACCAGTACCACCTTGACTAATACCAAGTGGTGTTGTGAGTGTTAATCCAGCAAATGTTGGTGTCGCAGTTGTTCTTATGTCTTGCGCGGTACTAATTGTTAAGGTGTTTGCACTTGTTGAATTAATAGTTATGCCGTTGTTACTTCTAAGTGTAACACCTGCATCACTAGCTGTCACTGAACCTGATGTACCAGTAACACTTGCAATAACACTATTTGCTTTTGCAAACGCAGCATTAGCATGGCGAAATGCAGGTTCAATTTGTGGCGCAACATTGTTTGCTGAAATGAAAGCCGCATTAGCATGTAAGAATGCTGCATTTGCATATAGTCCAGAGTTAACAGCTTTCGTATCTGCTGTATTTGCGGCAATGAATGCTGCATTTGCATATGAACCTGAAGAAACAACAGCAGCCTGTAGAAAATTATTTGCTGCTGTAATTGTGTTGTTCAGTGTATTTGCTGCAGCTGAAGACGCAACAGTAGAAGAACTTGTTGACGTTAACGAACCACTAATTAAATTAGATGTTAATATTTTAGAATAACTATTCGATGAAACATCAATGATATCAAAATATTTTTGTGGTTCATTCCATCTAATTGCTGCGTTTGTACTTCCAGTACCACGATTCACTTCAAAGTAACCTATATCTGGTATATTAGATCCGGCATTGATTGTAAATCTATCAGAATTATAAACAGTTGTACCATCAATAACAAAATCACCAGTAACAGACAATTGATTTCCAACAATTACATTATTAATAAATGCTGTAGCATTATTACCGTCAATTAATTCTGAAACACGCAATGTCTGTGTATTTGCTGACACATTAGCTTGCAATGTGCTGGTGACCGTTGCACCCGATACCGTTATTGTTGGTGTAGTAACACTAGTATTTGCTACCAAATATTTTGTGTAGGTTGTATTTACGATTGAAGCGTTCGATGTATTTGTCGATGTATTTGCCTGTAAACTACCTGTTGTTGAAAGTGATGATATAGTAGAAAATGGACTATTGATAGTTGAATTTGCTTGCAACACATCTGTGGTTGTTATGCCGGATGTGAACACGGCCGGAATTATTGCAGAAGTATTTGCGACCAAATCTTTTACATATAATGTGTTTGTTACACTCGCATTAGAAGTATTTGTTGATGAATTTGCCTGCAATGCTTGAGTGTATGTTATACCTTCAACGGTTATAGTTGGCGTTATTATATTAGTATTCGCTTCAAATAATTCAGAATAACTAGTTGTCGAATAAATTTTAGAGGTTATTACATTCTCAACCACCACCAATTGTGTTGTGGTTGTAGTATTAAAAACTGTAAGATTACCTTGTACACTTGCCGTGTTTGCAGAAATAAGGTTACTAGACACATTATTTGTAATACGAGCATTACCAAAAACATCAATAGAATCTGTTACGGTTAGATTATTATTACTATAAACATTTCCGCTGGCATAAATATCAAAACCGGTGATTGTGTTATTTGCTATCAAATGTTTTGTATATACTGTACCAGTTACCGATGCATTTGATGTATTCGTAGATGTATTTGCTTGTACAACATTTGCAAACAATGTATTCATTATAGAAGCTGTTGCAGTGTTAACACTTGTATTAGCTTGTATTGTGTTTGAAAAAATGCCGGTTGTTGCCGAGATGGCAGCTGCATTTATAATCGTATTTGCCTGTAACGATGTTGTTGTTATCGATGTATTGGCCTGAACTCGACTTGTAAAAATGTTTGTGTTAGCTACTAAACTGTCGGAAGAAATGTGTCCGTTTGCAGTCACTCTGTTTGTGTATGTCGTTCCTGTAATTGAAATGTTTGCTGTGTTAACACGAAGTCTGGCTTCTAATACATTTAATTCCAGATCACCACCAATAACCAAGTCGCCAGCAACTCTAGCATCATTTGCAACCTCTAGTCCAAATCCTGATCCTAGTACGGTTAATACTCCACCAATATTTGCATTCGCTGTTGTACTGATGCTGAGTCCTGTATTTGTGAAAAGGCCCTGTCCCTGTACCGTTAAATTGTTTTGAATGGTTGCAGAAGAACCTACACCTTGAACTAACAATTGTTTTTGTGCAATTATATTGCCGTTGGCCTGTAATGCATTTTGTGTTGATTCGGACAAGAACAGTGTACCTGAATCCTTAACATAGTTGCCTGTTGCCAATATATTATTTTCTGATATCAATGCACCAGTTGAATTTAGCCATTGGCCAAATGTGTTGGCATAACTTAAAGAGGTAACTGTATTAGCCATTTTAACCTTTTTCTAATAGTTTTAGTAACAAACTTTTAATTTCTATCAAATCGTCTTTCACACTTTTCATTTCGGATTTGACCTTATTTATTTCTTCTTTTTGAGACTCCAGGACACGGCGTTTGGCAAGATATTCTTCCAATCCACTTTTGTCCTGGTTGATGATGGCACCACTGCGTGGATCCCTCACCAATTTAGTTCCTTGAACCTTCAGATATTCCATGATTAAGCAGCAACAACACCATTTGAAGGCAATGCAATACATCTCATGTCTGACAGATATGGAACAAGTGTGTTGTCCGTTGTTGTCAATACAATCTTAATTGCGAACTGGCTGAAGTTGTAGTATGTCTGACCATTATTGGACAGATAAGACACTTGACCCGTTTCTCTACCAGAAATTCCTGGTGAAAAAGTGTATTCATATACATCATTTCTTGTCAGTGAATATAATGCATCACAACTATTTGTTTTTGTCATTAACTGCCAGTAACTATCATCAAAACCTTGAGTGTCGTTTCTACTCAAAATTTTGTAATAGACATTGATATCGGTGCCGACTGGTCTGTAAGCTGATAGAAATACATTTAAGTCTCCAGAATCAAAACCACCATCAAGAACAACCTTCTTGGTTATATATCTAGCGGCCGCAGGACCACCACCAATTGAAGTTTCGCCTGATATTGTTGCGGTTGCACCTGTGCCAGGTGTTGTATTTGCATCAACGATTGTAATTGTTGGTGTTTCAATGTAACCTGCACCCGGTGTTGTAATTGTTATTGCATCAATGACACCATTTGCCACATTGGCCGTTGCATAAGCTTGTTCACCATTCTTGCCTGTTGGTGCAGAAATGGTAACAACAGTTGTTGTAACATTATAACCAGAACCACCAGAAGTAATTGAAATTAAATTGTTCGACATTACACAATTATTAATATCATATTTAACCGCAAACAATGAAGTGCCTGCATCAGAAATGACAGGACTAACCGCATCGTCTGTTGAATATAATAAACCGTAAAGTGAGAAAGAAGTTTGTGAGTTTGCAACCAACACACGTTCACCTTTATTGTCATTTAAATAAATGTGGTCAAACATTGTTGTTCCATATTTACCAGGATTTATATTCACTTCAGTTGTGTTTGTTCCATTTAAGAGTGTTGCATCATATGTATAATTTACATTGGTTGATGATGGGATAAAATCTGTGGTAGTTACATTGAATGCATCAACCAACACATCATCATTTGAAATTGTTGATACAACATCACTCATTGTGTTTGCATTTTTGAAATATTCAATACCATTGGTAACCAAAGTTCTCTTTGGTAATTTCTTAGGCACAACCATTCGCACTGTTGGTGTTTGTGTTATGTCAAACTTACAACGGTCTATCGAGAACATTAGACTTTGATTTTGGTCAACCGTCCATGTCTGTGAGTTCTGTGATATGAATAGTGAACCAACATATGGCGCAGCAGAAATCTTGGTAATAGAACTTGGATATGGATCTGTTGCAAGATTTTTTACTGAGGAAGGTAAAGCAACATCACCGTTTGCAGCAGTGTACAGAGTATATTCATTCGATGAACTTTTAGCTATAATAGAATATAAAGTGTTGGTTTGAATATAGACTGGTGAACTAAACACAAACTCTGTATATGTTGTTGAGTCTAGGTGTTGCGGTGTTGCTGAAACCTTTATCTGATTTGCTGGTAGTGTAACAATAGAGTTATCTAATGTAGTACCATTTGGATAACCATTCAGTGTACCAACAATTGAAATTGTTACAGGTGAAACATCGGTCGTAGGCTTCGTAGCAAAAAATAATTTAACTGACGAAATAAATGCACCATTAGGAAAGTTTGTCTGGTCTATGATGAATGTTTGTGCAACAGGATCAAAAGATGTAAAAAATCTAGAAAGTCTTGTTTCTGTTGTATTCGTTGTTGTGACAACATCTCTCTTCAGAGTTTGTGTGAATGTGTCTTTAGCTCCAGATGGTGATGAACCAAAATCAATATTTTGTTTATTCGTTTGTAGTCCAGATGCATAGAAGGATCCTTCCGCAAATGTTGTTACCGTTTCTTCATTGTTGTTGAAACGGTTGTCTGTGCGGAATACTCTAGTGCCTGTGTGGAATGTATTTGCAGGAACAATAAAGACACCATAGAAACTACCTTCTTCATTGCTTTGAAATGTTCCTATAGAATATATATCTGTTGCAGCACAACTTATTGCTGTTGTCAATGTTACCCGTTTTAACACTCCATTGTATGCTGAAACAACCGCGGATTGTCCTTGGCCAGTGCCTGCATTAATGTATAGTGTACTACCAACATATGCTGTATTTGAAGATGATGCCAGTGAAGACAAGGTTATTGTTGTTGAGTTTTGAACAGATTGTACCAGACCACCGAAGTGTTCTGTACTAACTAAGGTACCTTGACCAGTACTTGTTTGATATGCACCTGCGGCATCAAAGAAACCATTTTGTAGAGTGATACCATTATTGTATGTTGTTGTTGTACCATCACCAGCAACATATAGTCTTAGGTTGTTTGAATCTGGATAATCATATACACCAATAACAATACCTGTTGCGATAAATTGTCCTGAACTGTAATATCCAATAATATCACCTTGGTTGAATACACCAACACTATTACTCAGTTCAATTATGTTTGTTTTATGTACAAAATTATCAACATTAACCGTGTCAAAGAAATTATGTATTTCCGTTTTAAACAATAATCCTGTAGACCTAACAACAATTTCTTGTGGTCTCATCCATGGCAAAATACTTATATCAGTAAGGTAACCGTTGTTCAACGAATAAGTATTATCTATTTTGCTATAGTGTCCTAATAGATTGTTCTGAGTCTGATTTGATATGTTCTCATACGTTGATGTGATTGTAGTTGTAGTAAGATTTTCTAAAGTGCGGCGACCCACCCTATTTTGAGAAAATGTACTAGAGCTGGTTTGGCCAATTAAAGTGGTTGTTCCTGAAACAGCTTGCCAATCACCAGTCAGTAAAGTAGTTACCTCAGAAGAACTCTGATATACATGTAAGTTGGGATCCACGATCAATAATGATGGTGAATATGATGTGTCAACCCAATTGTCCACATTTGGTGACAATGACAATATACCTTTTGAATTTGTTACTGAAAACGGATTGATGTTAACAGTTCTACTTGCCAATCTCTGAGAAATAATATTCGTTGGAGTATAAGGCAGTGAGAAATAGTTGGTGTATCCATCTGAAGTTATGGAGTAATTCAATCCAGAAAGTGTACTAGCTGCAGGTTTACCCATGTTATAAGCTAATGCCAGATTTTTTAATGGGAAATTATTGACAGTTTGTCTTGCTGTCAATTGTTTTGTTCTACGATTGATAGACGCACTAAAATCCGTAACTCCACCATCTGCGGCCGCAAAACTTGAAAAGTCATCAACCATAATACCATTTTTAAAACGATTTAATCCATAAACATCTGAAATTTGTAGTGAATTTGCATTCTGTTCTAATGAATTTAGTGCTGTATAATATTCAATACGATTAATTCTGGTATCCAAATCAGAAATATCCGACATTGTGTAACGACGGTGTTGTTTAGCTTCAACGGACAAATCAGATAATCCTGTTGGCAACTCTGTTGGTAGGTAACCAGTATATGGACTATGTGTTATGTTTGCCAATACTAAAGAACCATCAGGTTCATTTGGTGCAAGAGGATTAATTGATGGTGAACCTTCAACAATTTGTAATGACTTATCTTTAGTTAGAACCAATTTATCTTTACGACCAAGATAGAAAGAATAGTCACAAACAAAGGTGCTCAAATCTACTGGTTGCAATACACCCATTCTGGTGGATCCTGGATTAGAATAACGAAACACGAAGTTGGTCTGTGCATTCAATCGAGCAGGTCTAAAGTCGAGACAATCTCTCAATTCATATGTGGCACCATATTTACTTGTGTGTGAAGGAATTTCTTTGTAATCTTCAGGTGAGCTTGAGTTATCTATGTATGACATTTTACTAAAGTAACCATCGCCGCCGGTGTGTTTGTAGTAATCTAATAACACAAGTAAATTGCCAATAGGTTTCGTTGCACCAGGTCGCAAAGTGATAGAAGCATGATCGTAATAACTATCTCTTTGTCCGTTGTCAAACGTGTATCTGTTTGTAACATCATACGAACTATTGGTTAACATTGCAACCGTAGGCACAGTGCCTGACGCTTTGGTGTCTATAATTTTAACAATGCGTTTAACATCGGATAGATACAAAGATTGTGTTTGTCCAGGTGTTAACACACCTGCAGCTCTGATATAGACTTGACCTGTAGATGTTGCAGAATCATCAACAAATGTGTTGGTGTTAACTTGTGTACCTGAAGTGTTACTGATTGCTGTGTTTGAGTTTGCAACCACCAAGTTCTTTATTCTTAAAATGTGACTTGTATTAGTTGCATCTGTAACAAACACTTTGGCAATAATTGTCGCAGTGAAGGCTGACAGGTCAGAAGTTGCTGTACTAAATGTTGCAACTGAACCATCATTATTTAATGAAACACTTCTTGAATTTATTGTCCAAGGAATAATCTGGCCATCTTGTACACTTGCATTAGATTGTTTATCTGTAACGATGATTGTGTAACACTGTTCGACAACATCGGATGAAAGTGTTGTGCCTTCATTACCTAAATGCTTGATGACGCCTGCATAACTTCCGGTGTAAGCTAATGATGCTGATAGGGTACTACCAGAAACATTAAAGTTCACACCTGTTATTTCTTGGTGTGTTGTATACGATGGTGAAGATATACTAGAAACATATGGATTACCGATTGGGTAAATCATCTCTGGCACATTAGGATTTTGAAATATTGTATCACCCGCTACAACATTACCAACTTTACCTGTGGTATCAATTTTTGCACTAGCAATTACTGTAGCTGGGTATGAAGTTTTATTTACAAATGCCATAGTTTCAATATCTGGCGTATCAAAATTTAAAACATACACAGAAGTTGTGTCTGGTGTTATGCTCCAAGATTGATTGAGTGTTGCTACTCTGGTTGTTCCATTATATGTTGCAATTGTTCTAGACTCACCAGCATTTGTACCTCTGGTAATTACAATGTCAACACCAACATACGCACCATCAACAGATGATGTTTGCCCATTAACCATTGGTAGTGTTACTGATATTGAGTTTGCTGAGGCTACGTTGGCGGTTATTGATTTGTTTTGAATATCATATACTTGAGCTTTGTAGATGTATGTGTTTGATTGTCCATTTGTTGGGCTGCTATCAAATTGTAATCCACGAATGTAAGCAGTAGCAACTAATGTTGAGTTGTATGTGGTTGCATTTGCTGTATTGATGTTCGATTGACTAACACAATGGAAATCCACGGTGTTGGCTGTTGTGACTGGGAAGGTTGATGTTCCTGAACCGGCAACATTACTTACCAAAAAGTAACTACCAAAATCTATGAAAGCTGGTTCATTATTTTGTGTTGCTGATGTTCTTGCTCTGTTGGAAATGATGTTGATTGGTGATGGATTTTCCACACGGTGCCCACGAACATAAGCCAAACCTCGGCCAACATTCATCAAATACTTATTGGGTTCTCCAGCATAAGTTTTTGGCGTGAATCTGAAATCTTCAACAACATAATCACCATTGGTTTCATAATCTCTTTTTGCAAAGTAGTCATCGATAGTTGCATAGACAGAGCCGTCAACCATTTTGTATACACTGCCATCTTCAACACGAACCAATTCAATGAATAGGTCATCGTCACCAAAATAGAGTGGTCTTGAAGAGAGTTGTAAGCTAATTACATAACGATCTGCACCTGGTGCCTGATAGTTGGATGCACCTACAGCTGGATCTAATAATGAGTTATCATTTGCATAATCAAAAACTGTTTCGGTAATTTCCAAACCAACACGCTTCGATGGTGTGTTATCATACTTGTCTAGTATGATTGTTTGTGGTGAAACTTGTACAAAATTACCCAAGATGTAGAAAACACCTTGTGAAATTGAAACGACAGAAGATGATCCTGTAGCCGCACTAGGTATTGCCTGACAGGTTAAGTTTGAATTTGAATCATAGATAACATCATTATCTGCAAATTGTGTACCTGTTTTATAAGTAACGATTAGTGTTGGTGGATCACCTTCGCCGGCTGTACCTGTTGCTACAGCTGTTGTGAGTACTCTTGCAACAACTGTTCCATCAGCATTACGCAATAATTTATTTTGTAATTGTTCAACATCAATGTTGACACTGTTAAATGTGGGTTGTATTTTAACATAATATACATTAAAATCGGTTGTAACTTGACCTCCAGAAACTGGAGAATTCTGTTTGAATATGTTGTCCGCAAAACTGGTGATTTGATTTTGTAAAATCGTTTGTGCTTGAGTCAATTCTCTTGCTTGTACCGCAACACCAGGTTTAAATAACACTCGATGGAAGTTTTTTGCTCCATCAAAGTCATCATAATAAGGATCAACATTAAAATTTAAAGCCATTTTTTTTCCTTAGAAACCTAATACGAATCTGAATTGTTCTATGCCATCAACACTTCTCTGTACACCTGAACGATTTTCAATATAGATCATGTAACCTGAGTGTACTGCAAAGTTTGGTATACTGTAAGACAATAGTGTTCTTGTTGTTTTGGATGTTTGTCCAAATATTGGACTGTTATTTGACGGAGTTCCCGTTGTATTTATCAACCTAATTAGGTTGGACTCGGTATTAAAACTCAAAACTGTAGCATAAAAAGATGGATCACTTAACGATCCTTGATATACAAACTCGTCCGGTACATAGCCTTCTGTTCCGGGAGCAACAACAATATTTGTGGTTGCACTGTATATACTTCCATTGGCTGGATTTGGATTGTATTGTCTTGTTGTTGGGTTGACCAATATACCAACCTGATGATAATCAATATCGGTCGGTACAAAATTGTTTTCATCACCATCAAACTGTGCTGTCATCATAACATGCCCACAGCCCAACTCTGATATTGGATCGAATCCGTGGCCACCAACAGGTGATGTTGAAGTTGAGACTACACAATTACCACCAATTGTGGAGGTAACAGATACGTTTGCAAATGTGTAATTGCCACCTGGACTGTTGACGATGATATCTTGTACAATACCATTAGCACTTACATTAGCTGATGCCAATGCGCCGGTGCCATCACCTGTTATAGTCACATACACAACAGCATTAACGGTGTCGAAACCACTACCACCATTTTCTACATTGATAACATCAATACTTCCTGCACCAGCTGTCGTAATAAGTGGGTTTGGTGTGTTCGATCCAGTCTGTACTGGAATCCATTCTCTGTCCATAAACTTCAACTTTAATCCGGTGTCAATGGTATACATAAATTTCCATTTATAACCATCATCTCCTTGAAATATTCTGTTTGTTGAATATGTTCCTGGTTCAAAATATGGTTCGCGTGTCGATGGATTACCTTTGTTATTCCACAAACATTTGAATATTTGGTCGTATTTGTTCTTCACATAGAAGTGTTTCACCAAATAACCATTAGCGTCTTTTGCTGTCATGTCAACGTCATCTTGAAAATAATCATAAGTTTCATTTGCTGTCCAGTCAATGCGCTGTATGATTGGAGAAATGTCACTTGTTTTAATTTGCTTTGCAACAAATATATTTTTGTAGATTTGTTTGATTGATTTTAAATCGGCACTGGGTGTTGTTGGTTCAGCATCGTTTGCCCAAGGTGTTGGCTTAGACAGAAAGCAATAGAAAGAATTGATAGGTGTTGTAATTGCAGGTGGCACCACGGCCACTGGTGCGTAATACAACAAGTCTATCTGTGAGACTTTTGCGTTATTTGTGAGTATGTTTTTATTTGCCATGGTTTATTTATTATGCGCGTATAATGGATACGAAACTATTCTGAGATGTTTCATCAAAACACATATATTTTGCACAGATTGTTGATGTGGATGGAATAGCATATGTTGTTGCGTTGGCGGTTGATTGTATTGCTGGTAAACCGTGTGTAAATGTTTGATTACTACCTGATGTGTTTGTTATCCAGAGAGAAACTTCTTTACCGGATAATAAATTCGATACTGTTACTGTTAAACCTGCTGCGGTTTGTGCTCTCACCACCGAATCATTTGTTATATCGATGGTTATAGCAGTCTGTGCGCCAGGAAATACTTTTGTTGCGTATACAAAACCTTTTTGTGCAGTAGTAGTACCGGTGATAGTTAGATTACCAGCAAGCAGACCTGTTGTATTTGCTAATGCATTGTTTGCTTTAATAAATGCTGCATTGGCCTGTATAAATGAACCATTGGCATACAATGCCGCAGAGTTTGCTATTGCTGGTGGTGTATTAGCTTGTATGAAAGCGGCATTCGCATATAGTGCGGCTGAATTTGCAATTGCTGGTGGTGTATTGGCTTTAATGAATGCACTATTGGCATAGAGTGCTGCTGAGTTTGCTGTTGACGATGGTGTATTGGCTTGTAAGAATGCTGCGTTGGCATACAATGCGGCTGAGTTTGCAACACCTGATGTGGTATTTGCCTGTAAGAATGCAGCATTAGACTGAATGAAAGCACCATTTGCATACACCCGAGCTGATAGTGAAGAAGTATTTTGGGAAGTGCCGTCAGTAAAGATAATATTACCAACATTTAATGTGTTGTTGGCATAGAGCCTTGCTGATAAGGTTTGTATGGTAAATTGTGAGGTGACACAAGATGAAACATTCACACCAATCAATATTGTATTTGATGTGTTTGCATCTAAGTTAATTAGATTTGGTAGTTGCGAAATTTTTACTGTTGACATTGTTTACCCCAATAGGATTAGTTTTCCGTCTTCTGTTTTTAAAGTTTGTCCGGACTGTGTGATGAGTTCTGGTATATATGATAGACCAACCGATCCATATACCTTAATTTGACTTGATGATGTTGAACTGTTTGCAATAAAGTTTCTGATAACTTGTAGATACGAATTTGTAGTTGATGATAAATTGGCTGTTAAGTATATTTTACCATTCACATAATCAATCTGGTTAACAATTTTGCTTGTATTATTATCAACTAGAACCGAGTCACCCACAAAAACAATATCTCTTATTGGATAATCTGCATCTGTATATTGTCCGTTGTTCATCAAGTCATATAGACCTGTTAACGATGTAATATTTAGTGTATTGGAACCAGTATTGCCTGTAACTGTGGCAACATTTGAATATGTCAACCATACATTACTCGCAAGAGTGATTGTGTTTGCAGCAGTACTAACAGAAACAACCTCAGAGTAAACATTCGGACCATTTTTTGTGGAAATTTGAATCGAACTCACATTTGCAGTGAATATGTTCGCCAGGTTTGCACCCAACAAATTGTTGAATTTAATTATGTTGTTGCTTCTATTTGTAAATGTTGTCACAATGCTCACAGCATTAGAAACATCTCCGCCAAGGTGATAAGATAAGTTTCTTCCATCATTTAGTGCTGAATATGTATGGTAATCTACACTATTATTCGATTTTAAACCATAACGACCTAAGACATTTGTGCCTAATGGGTGCAATAGTCCTAGTAGAACATCTTTATACTTTGCAATTTCTTTCTCAACAGTAATCAAGTATGTGAAGTTGTTGAATCTTTTGTCCTGCATAATGTCAAACGAACTTGGTTGTCCCTGAGTCGTTAGATATTGACCATCACCAATCACAAGACCATTTAAGAAGGTTGCATTTGCCTTGGCTGAACCATCACCATAAGAGATGTAACCTTGTTTGTTATAGTCTCTTGTAAAAATTGTTTGATTGCCCAATGAATCAAAATATCGATACGATTTTTGGAATTGTGGGAAAGCCGTGTTGGCCATCTTCAAGTTGATGTTTCTATCGTCACCCAAAATTTTCAGTTGTAAATCTGGATTCGGATTTGCATTATAATTAAACACTTGAAGATTGTATAATGATAACTGTGTGTTTGCATCAGGTGCCAAAAGAGAAACAGAATTAACTACAGCTGTATATGAAGACAGATTGATAGTAGGACCCTGATAGATGTATTCACCTTTAATTGGCAAGTTTTGAATTGCAACATTTGAAACTACTATGTCCTGTACTTGCAACGAAACTTGTGGTTTAGCTTCATAATCTTCACCATAATTTAAAACCTCGATTGTTGTGATAGAACCAACTCTATCAACAACCAAGGAGAATGTTGCACCGGTTCCTAATATACCTGGTACCGATAGTACTGCTCCAGATGCAGAAGCATTTGATGAAACTACAGTTGCCGTTGGTAGATATTCATTCTTATAACCCATACCACCTAGTGGCGTTTTTGCAAACTGATCCAATGAATTAAACACATAGGTTATACCGGTGATGGCACCATTGGAACCAACCGAGGTCACATTTGCAAATGCACCTGTGCCAGATCCACCAGTAAACACAATCTTATCATTGGCTGCATATCCACCACCACTTCGGATTACCTGCACTGGAGCTAATATACCTAACGGCGCAATGTCTGAGTTTGAAGCTTCATACAGATTATTTACATCTTCGGTGTAATATGTTGATGTGACTTCAATCTCTGGTATAGTTGCTAATCCGCCGCCGCCATTCTCTACAACTATGTTAAAGATTGGTGCGGTTTCAAGTGTTCTGAAAGAGAAAGCCTCAATGAGTCTTGTGTTTGCATTTGCACTGGCTAAATTGGCAAAAAAGAAATTAGCATTGCTTAGTATAGTATTACTTTTAAAACCAATAACATCCGTTGGTAGAAAACTCACATTAGACCTTGCATTACCTACAGCTGATGATGTTGTTATAACAGCACCTGATGCCAAAGCATTTGAAGATACTACAACACCAGTGAGTCCAACAATCGCTTGTGCATTTACGGAAGGAACATATTTTATACTTGTGATTGATCCATTAGCACTTACACCAGAAACATATGCGAATGCTGCATCATCATAATTTATTCTATCATTTATTTTATAACCTTGGCCGGCACTGACAATTCTGTATGATGGAGGTAGGAAATATGCCAGAGAACCAACATTGGCCTTAGCACCACTAGCATTCAATATACTTATCGTTGTATTTGGTTTTAAACTATAACCAAAACCACCCTCAACAACATTGATACGCTGTATTGATCCTTTGGTTGTATCACGAACAATAGCTGATGCGCCAATACCATTTACAGGATCTTCTATGCCACCATAAACAACAACAGGATCACCTGGTTGGTATAGTGAACCTCTACGAACAGTATCAATTTTAATCTGACTAATTTGTCCAACAACTTTAGCTCTCAGTACTTCACCGTCAAATAAAACATCTTGGTTATTGCTGTCAACAATACGAACAAATTCACCAGACTCAAATAGTCTTTCGATATTTGAAATGAAGATTTCGGTTTTCTCGCCAGATAATACACAACTTTCAATCGTTGCGATTGATTTAGATTCTTCACCAAAGACTCTTAGATTTTGTGTATCTAAGAATTTTCTGTTACTTGAAGCTAACTTTAAACTTTTGGCAATGTACCATGTTCCAGCTGAGGCCTTAAACACCGCATCTTTTGTATTGAAAACTTCAAACTCGGAGTTGAATAGTATACGAAAGAGAAACTCATAAGATGCTGGTGTACCCTTTGTTTGGTACAATTGTCTTGCAACTTTAATAGATTCCTGTTTACTTAATAGAGTATCTTTTGGAAAAAATGGCAGAAATTCGTTTGTAAAATAGTCCAGAAATTCATTCGTTGTAGAATCAATGTCTTTATAATTTAATAAATTTTGTGACCTATCCGAAACCTTACCTGTTTGTTCCATCCATTGGTAATATGCTTGTAGGAACTCATGGAAATTACTGTACTCCGGATTATCCCGAATGTGTTCCGGTAACTGATTCTGCACCAGTGCGGAGGTTAAGTGTCCGGTTTCTATCATGTTGTTTTAGCAGTTACATTTACAATGATAGCCTGTGGATCAAACTCATCAACTGTAATTATTCTGTTGAAAGATGATGACACAATTGTTGATGTTGGATTAGCAGACAGAGTTAATTGTCCTAATTCATTATCAACATTTATTGGAGAGAGTGCATTCAGTGTGACTACACCCAAGTTATAGTCAACTGTACCTACATTACTATTGAAAATAGTTTTCACATTTAGTGTGTCGTTGAAGTATGTTCTTAGTGTACCATAACGACCTTCAAGTGATGCAGTCGCAGCCGCAAGAGAACCTGTGGTGTCTCCGCTTGAATTTGTAATCTTGATGATAGCTGATGTGTAGTTTTTACCTGGAGTTAATACATTTATTGACCTAATAACACCATTGGTTGTAATCACTGCCTCTGCCGTTGCACCAGTACCATCACCTAATATTTCAATTGTTGGTGGATACTGATAACCGTAACCAGGATTAGTGATAGTGATACTTTCAATGCCGCCTGTTGAGGAAGGAACTTCTTCAATGTACAAACCTTCAATAGTTTGTGCCAAGTTTAGTGGATTTCTATACACAATGGTTGGAGAACTTAATATACCACTTAAAAACATACCTTTGGCCAAAGGTGCGCCGTAATATAGTTTGTATGTTGTTGGTGTACTTAGATTTGGATAAAATTTCTTTTGTAGGCGTATAGAAATTTCATTTGTTATGATAGATGAATCTACCAAATTAATTCTGTTGTTAAACTCCGAAGACTTAAATGTTGAGTTGAATGTATTCAGAGTTGTTTTTGCAAAGTTATTGATGGTTGTTCTTACCGCAGATTTAATTTGTGCTGCAGTTGATGTTGTCTTTTTAGGATCATATAACACATTTGCAGTTATTTGAATGTATGTATAGTCTGGATCAACAATAGTTGGTTCTATTGTCATCATAGATATTGGTTTAAGAACATCTTTGATTAATTTAACTTTCTGGTTTTGTGTCATTGTGTATGCACCGGTTGGTTTCATACTCACAAACACTTGCCCGTAAACTGGAGGATCATTCTCTTGCCCACCCCAAACATTTACCGCATCGAATGAATAACCTAAATTATTCTGTTGAATTGCGGTAACATAATCATCTTTAGTAACAGCACGACCTTGTGCTGAATATGATTTTGGTGCCTGGAAACGAATAGAATCCAGTGTTTCTCTTAATGCACCTTGAGAAGCAGAGGTTATAGGTGTCAAAACCGTATTTGAATAACCATTTATTGTATCCATCAATACGAAATTGTTTGCACCAGATGCGTTTGTTCCTCCGGTTGTAATGTACGAAACTCTTACGATGTTACCGTCATTTAATTTTTTACCTATAATATTGTTACCAAAGTATATTTCATAGTAACCATTCATACCCTCTTGTAGAAAATATACTTCAGAAGAGTTATTTAATGTGAGATAATTTGTTGCTGAGTTGAATGTTCTGGTGTAATTGTTTGAAGTTGATTCTTGTACAGAAACCAACAATGTGGTTGTATCTACATTCAGTTCAGGTAATTTAAATTTTTGTGTAGTGTTTCCACCATCAACCAAATAAGAATAGTTACTGGCCGCACCTTCTTTTAGTGTTATGTCTGTAAAATTTGCAACACCGTTTACAACATTCACTGTAGTTGCGTCTGTGTTAACAAAATTATAATTCACACCATCGATGGCTTCAGATAAAAAGTTTGTATATTTTGGTAATGTCAGAGATGTATCTGTAACTCCATTTACTCTTATATTGATGCTTGCAGATGGTGCAAGTGCAGATTTTGGTATGTAATTCAACAGTTTTGCTTGTGAAACCACAGAATTTCTTTGTAGTGCGGTGTCCAAAAACATCTCATTAGCCACCATATTTAAATAGTAAGCATTGTATTGAGTATTGTACGCCAAAACATCCAACAGTGTGGATATTGCAGAGCCTTCATAATTATAGTCTTGAAGAACGCCATTGTCCTTCATATAATTCTTCAAACTGGTTTTAATATTATTAAAATCAAGTTCGGTTATGTTGAAATTTGAATTAGCACCTGCCATTTTATCTGTTTCTCTCTAAAAAGACTGTTACTGTAGTTGGTTGCGTTGCATTTATCAGGTAAAAAGTTAAAGTCACACTGTAACCATTTTTTTCTGGAAAAGACGAAACAACAACACTTTGAATACTCACCCTAGGTTCATAATTCGTCAGTGCAAAAGAAATTTCTTTTTCTAAAGCAGAAGCTGTAATGCTAGATATGTTTTCAAACAACAAAGCGTCTATATTTGACCCAAACTGTGGATCGAACAACTTTTCATACCTCTTTGTGAGTAATATATTTCTTATTGAACGTATAATTGCTTGGGAATCATAACTCAAAGCAATATCACCCACCGCAGGTCTCTTTGCGAGTGTGAAATCTATGTCCGAATAAATCTTTTGTAATGTTGCCATCTTTTATTTATGTGTAGGAGTAAAGCGCTTTATTGAACTTTTGAAGCTCTCGCAAAAAATTCTTAGGCCGGAACGAAAATTTCGAAAATTTCGGCAATTATGAGATTCTAGTCTTTAGTTTGTCGGTACCGATGTAATTCATCACAAGATAGTTCTCCGACTGACCCATACTATTGAACTTCTTCGTTTGATTGTACTTTTCAATGAATGCCGTCAAGTTTTGATAGTATGATACATCACTAGTTTGTCTATAAGTCATAAAAGTATTGATTTGAGCCATAAAAGAATTTACGTTCTGTGCAAGCGAGCCGGCCAGATTCGATGTGTATGGTTGTGTGTTTGAGATTGTGTTCGCTATATTCAAATTTGATATGATTTGTATCAATGTTTGTGTATTTGCATCCAATTGTGGTTTAATAAAAAGGCTGGTGAAACTTCCTAAAATTGGAGAGGTGTCAATTATGCCATCAGTTTGATTTGTAATATACAGTGCAGTTTTACCAGCACTCATAGCCATATCTAAATGTGGTACTGTATTGTCACCTGCAAATGCTGTTACACCCGAAATTCTATTAGTATGTGCTAGGAATGAATTTGCGGTATTTGATAGTGCCCATGAAGTATTAGCCACATTTGCTAAATTTATCACACCATTCGCTAAAGTAAATAACTCTATTGCTGCTGTTCTCACCAACATTGCACTAGTCTGCATCGGATTCTGATAATAACCACCAACATCATTGTTAGCAATGTCTTGTGCCTGCCATGTGGTGATAAAGGCCGGCATAGTATTCAAGTGGGCTTGCGTGTCGGCTGAAAGTGTGGTTATAGCATCATTGGGATCATCAAAGTTGTAACCCAAAGATGCATAAATTCCGGAAGCATTATTTACAGTTGTCATATTATAAACTCAAAAATTGAATTAGTGAAGGTGTGGTTGGTGAATAAGGACCCGTAGATTGATGTATGTGGCCATTAAAAACTGCTGAATTTATAACATCTGTCATTAAAACTGCATCCATAATACCAATTTTTGCCAATCCGAAGTTGGCCAGTGGTGCATTCACTGCGGCCAACGATGTAATTGTACCAACAGTATTAATGCAACCAGGAACTGCGATAGGTGTGGCCGGAGAAGGAATACCTAAGGATAAACCTCCTGTACTCGACACAAAACCTGCATACCCAGCAGACATACCCACCAGAGCATCCACCCTTGTTTTAGAAGTTATAATATCTGCACTAATTGAACCTGAAACTACCAAATCTGAAGCTAAATGAAAGTGGTCACATGCAGATAATCGTAAAGCACCTCCAAAATTTTCATTTGCACTAATTGAAACATCATCATCACCCGAAATGGAAAGGTCTCCGCGTGAACGCATATTTGTTCTACCTTTTACAAGAGATGTGTAATCACCACCAACCTGTACATTCATGTCACCTTTTACATCAATATTGTAGTTACCCTCTATAGATAGATTACAGGTTCCTACAATTCTTACATTTTTGTTTTTTACAATGATTTCGTAACCATCACCATAAACTTTATGCACTTCATCGCCATCCGGATGCATTTCAATAAATGTTCCGGATCGATGGTTCAATCGTATGCGTTCGCGTGTCGGTGTGTCATCCATCTCAAATGTATGACCCGATTCCGTTTGTGTCACACTATTGTATGGATAAGTTGGCTGATAATCTGTATTGGCCGCAGACTCCGGTTCTGTCCATTGTTGACCTGCTGGGGGTAATTTTATATCACTCATATTTTAAGGTGCCGATTTCTTTTGATCTTCTGGTGCTGTAGATGCAGCAACACTTTCTGCGGTTGGTAGTGTACTTGCATATGTATCAATTGTTCTGTTTGCGTCTATTAACTCAGCTTCACTTACAGGATTTAAAAGACCAACTGTAACTGCACTAACAATAGTAACAGCGCCAACCGCAATTTGTGCAGTCAGATTAACAGTTCGGTAAGCTTCTTCAGCAAATTCTTTAGCTGCACTAATCGCATCACCTAAACCCGTATCAACACCATCAAACAACACTTCAAAAAAATCACTAAACACATTTTTTACTAATATTAGTAATCTACTCAAACAGTCTTTTAATACAGCCAAAAATTTTGCAGGTAGTCCAAGAATCCATTGAATTATTGCACGTATGTTTGTGATATAAGCTAGTACATATTTTTGAAAATCTAAAATTGGTTGCAATATTTCTTTTTGCACACGCTTCAACCATCTGGTTGCTGTTTTCAGTTGATCCACATATTTAGCGAGCATACCAGAAAGATCACTTACTCCTAAAGCCGCCATAATTTTACGTATACCTTCTCTTAATTTATCCGCAACAGCTTTAAGAAACTTTTTCAATTCAACATTTTTACGCATCTCATCAACAAAATCACAAACATGAGATAGGTTTTTATTTGAAAACGCAATCATCGTGTCTGCAAGAACGCCTCGAGCTAATGCTGGTATTGTTGGATTGCCAGATGTTGGACCATCATTAGTAAATAATGGTCTCAGATTTTGATTACTAGTCCGAGGTAAACTATGTGTTGCCATTATGCTTGTATTCCAGGTAGAACACCCATCATAACAGGTGCTTGTGCGGATTCTCCATCCATAAAGAAACCAACTATCCAGTCACCAATTCTTGGTGCTGAAAACGATTTTGAATTATTTATTGGATATATTGGTAGAGCCCAAGGTAAATCACCAGTCGGTAAATCCATAACATTGTCTGTATGCCAACCGAATATGCGGACCTTACACCTACCTAAAGCCAGTGTGTCTGCTCTGTCTTCAACAACGCCAACCCACCAAATAAATCCATCTTTACCAATAAAATTATTCATTTAATCTTCCTGAATTTCCCTGTGTATCATAACTAGATTTCAAACTTTCTTTTGCCAATTCCAAAACTGTTTGATATACACCTTGTGTTTGTATGATGTGTCGAACAGCTGTCACCAAATATATGCCAGAAAAATATGTATCGAGCGCTCGGGTTGCATTCTCTGCATCGCCACCAAATTGTAATGAGTAAAGTAAAATATTAACAGTTCTTCCTGCTGTTATGGTACTATCACCAGGTATTATTGCTTTCATCACTGTGTAGTTAGACAAAGCAATTTGTGCTGACCTATTTGGCACAGAAGTTTCTATAAAAATATCTTTTCCGACTTGACTTTCGCCTTGCTTTATATATGGCCTGTTAATTTGATTGGAATTACTAAACGCAAGTTTTAACGAACTATCATACATATCTGTTAATTTTTTACCAAACCTATTACTTGGTGATCCAGAGTTTGAGTAACCAGTCAATTTGTCTTTATTGAAATCGGTAATAGTTTTTTTTCTCAACAAAGGATCAATACTTATCAATCTGTTTGCGTATATACCAGAAGCTGTTGCATCAAGTGTGTCATAAGTTTTGATAAATTCATAGTCTATAATATTAAAATTATTCTCGTAACTATTTTTGAAATCTAAATCGGATGGTTGGTATTTGTAAGTTGCATATGGTGCCGCAGTAAACATAGATTGTAATGACTGGAAATAAAATCCATCATTAGTTTCATAAAACAACATGTCTGCACCTGAATCTGCACCGCTTCGGCGTTCTGGCCTAGCATATGTAGATAACCAACTAATAGCTTCAAATGGTTTTAATTTTGGTATAACGAAATCATAAACACCATAAGTATTTTCAATTTTTTGTATTTTTGATTTGTTTACTTTTAGACCGTTGTTAGTATCTAATAATATACTATCAACAATTTTAGATATCGTTTGGCCCTTAAAAGATTTGGATATTTTTATTTGTTCAGATAAAAACAATTCTTCTGAACAGAAATACATTGTGAAAAATTCTGTTGTTTTATTGCCTAACGGCTTTCTGTTACCAATCTTATACAGTCTATATTTTCTAGAATTCTTTTCAGATTTTTTTTGTGAGCTTGATTTACCATAAGTAATTTCAATTATTTCGGAACCATCCAATTTAAGTTTTTCAATTAAACCAACAGCATCACGCAACACCACATTGCCCGAACACGCAAAAGCGTATATGTCTTCAAAGAAAGACAATTCAACAACAAGATATTTTAATTTATATACATTTCCGGAATCTGTAGTTATGTCTACAGCTTCTAAACTAAAATCTTGTGGATAATAAAAACCACCATTTGGTGCATCTGTATCTTCCATATTATTTCATTAAATCCATAAAATCTTTTTCAAATTGGTCAATAAATGCTTTGTTTAACAATTTTATACTTCTTTTAGCTTCATTCAGTTCAAGCTCATATGTATAATTTGTAACTATTCTTGATTCTATTGTAACATCAACTGAACCGGTTGGCAGAACATATGTATTTGTTTCTATTCCACCTGCATTTTGCAGTTCGGTGTATTCTTCTTCTGTAATCGAAAAGCTATTTGTTGTGGTTTTTATATCGTAGTCTGTACCAGATGTTCTATTTGTTTGTGTAATAGTCTTTTCATAATGGTGAACATTCTCCGCGGTATTACCGGCATATTTTTCATTCATATACTCACGAAAATTTCTATCATTTAATGGCCAATCCCATTGTGCATCATTTATTTGATTCACATATAGTACCACCCAATATCTATAAGAATCACCATAATATTTGTATGCTACAATTTCCGGTGTGTCACCGTCTTGTATGTCATAATCATAAAAATTTAATGTATTGTTCAACAGACTTGGAATTATGCTTGCTCTAGCCAATAAGTTGGTGTACACTGTAGATACACCATTTTTATTGGTATATTGAACTTTAGGTAAAGAATTAAAGTATTGCATTTTAGTATCCAGCATTCACTTTTGCACGGTCAATCAGTACGATTTCCTTCAATTGAATTGCCATAGTCGTTTGTATCGGTGCACCATCACTGTGTGCAGCCCATCCGTTTGGTGCATAATTAACATCAACCGATTCTACAACACATCTTTCTAACTTTGGTAAATTTGGATTTAGTTTACCTTGAAACTGAAATTCCACACCAAATAACGCAGGCGGAACAAAGAACATACCAGCTCCAGCCGAAGATGTTTTTGGTGCCGACCACATCCTAAACATTTTGATAATTTTCTTAACATCTTCCGCTTCCCTTTGTGAATATGGTGTGAAAGTGAAAGATAGATTGAATTCTCTAAACTCAATACCCTGAAACAACATTTGTTTTTGTGGATTAAAAACATAACCGGCTCTGTTTAAAGCAAGTTTAGCAGCGTCATTATTCTGAAGTTTGTCAGTTACTTTACTAACTACACTACCAATTAATGGTAATGCACCAGCTGCCGAGGCTATTGTTGTAGTGTCATCATATGACATATTTGATGTGATGTTAAAATTTTCCGGCATATAGAGCGCAATATAACCTACTGGTACACCTTTTCTACTATTAAATTCTTTTACGGATTCACCAAGAGAATTTAAACCGGAGTTCAGCATATCACCAGCACTCTGTACAAAGCTTCTATCTGTGGTGCCAGCTCGTTGGTCAGCCAAGGCCTCATTTATTGCATTTTGTTCATCAACTGTGGCTGCACCTTCAGGAATTGGATCAGACTTGGATTTGAACAAAGATTCAATCTTATTTAAAACGTCCTGAAATTTTGTTTCTTGTATCTCTTCTATCGTAAACAAAATCGAGTGTGACTTTGTTGCACTACCCAAATCTCTCGGATATTGTACATATTCCAGTCCACCTTTTCGATATAGTGACCCCAAAGGTCCGCCAAATATTCCTGCGGGAATGTTTAAACCACCTATAGATGTTGGTATTGTGATGAGTGCCATTGTTTTTCTTAGAAAAGAGTGTGTATAAAATCTATTTATGTATCATATCCACAAAAAGAAATCGCATATATATTCATAACTGACGTTCCACACCGGCGTCGGATTGGTATATACACAATTATTTATGAACTATGGCATATTCCGGCACATTTAAACCAACAAACCCACAAAAATACATGGGTGACCACAAAAATATCATATATCGCTCGAGTTGGGAGTGTAGAGTGATGCACTGGCTCGATAAAAATCCAAATATCATATCGTGGGCATCAGAAGAGTTGATAGTTCCTTACAAATCTCCAGTGGATAATAAGTTTCATCGTTATTATCCAGATTTCTTAGTCAAAGTACGCACCAAAGAGGGTAAACTAAAGACATTGATGATTGAGGTTAAACCTAAAAAACAGACACAGGAACCTAAAAAACAAAAGCGTGTCACTAAACAGTACATAAATGAAGTCACTACATGGGGTGTTAACAGTGCTAAATGGAAAGCAGCTAATGAATATTGTCAAGATAGGGGCTGGGCCTTCCAGATTATTACAGAAGATGACCTTGGACTGTAACTAAATATCCAATGATAACAAAATCCATACTAACCACACTGACCGAACAGAAGATCGCAGCTGAACATCCAACGATGAGCAGCCAGTCTTTGAAATGGTTGATGCAAAAAATTGCAGGCCTGAGAAATCCAGGTCGATTGTCTGTTCCTATCACAAAAGAAAAGGAAAGATGGACAAGACCGGCCGATAGACAAAAATTCTTGATGGGTGGTATGTATTACTTTGTGTATGATCCTAAAACCAAAGATGACTTGCCTTACTATGATAGATTCCCTTTGGTGATACCACTAAAACGGCAATCTGATGGATTCATTGGTTTAAACATACATTACTTACCACTTAGATACCGTGTAATCTTCCTAAAGAAGTTGTTGAGTTTTGCTTTATATAATGACGAGGATGAAATTAAACGAGTCAGGGTGACTTATCCTATGTTGGATGCGTCATCTAGACTAAAAGAGTTTAGACCTTGCCTGAAGAAGTACCTGTACAGTCACATAAAATCCAGGATTCTTGCTGTTGAACCAGAAGAATGGGATGTTGCAACATATTTGCCAGTACACCAGTTCAAAAAAGCACAACCAAAAGAAGTCTGGAAAGATTCACTAGAAGAAATAAGGAACAATTAAATGCCTAGATCAATCAGTGATTTTAAATCAAGTTTTTCAGGTGATTTGGCCAGACCAAATAGATTTGATGTAAACATTCCTATACCAGTGACATTGATTCCGTACATCTCAACAGCAAGAGCTCTTACATACAGATGTGAAAACGCACAACTTCCAGGTAGAACATTTGCAACAACTGAACAAAAAACTTATGGACCAGTTGAGAAACATCCATATCTCACTACATATGCTGACATAGATTTGACTTTTATAATTGATGACAACATGGAATCAAAAGTGTTTTTTGATGCATGGTTAAACTATATTAATCCAATGTTTAATTACAATATGAGATATAAAGAAAATTATGCAACAACGATCACAGTCAACCAATATGATGTTGGAAACAAACTGTCGTATTCTGTGAATTTATATGATGCATTCCCTATTTCCATGAACCAACTGGACTTAGATTGGAACGCAGATGGTTACCATAAACTGTCGGTAACTTTTGCGTATACTTATTGGAAAAACAATTCGTTGCAAGCATTAGGTATGGAACTGATCGATGCTGGTTTGAACTCGGTGGCCACAAGTGTAGGTGGACTTGGTGGCGGCGCATCTGGCGGCATCGGAATAGGTTTCAACTCAATTGCACAATCACTGGAGTCGACCGTTAAAATTGAAAATAATTAAGGAGATATTATGGCTTTACCAAAACTTGAAGTGCCAACTTATGAACTGGAATTACCGCTTTCTAAGAAGAAGATAAAATACAGACCGTTTCTAGTAAAGGAGCAGAAAGCTCTTTTGATGGCGATGGAATCTGGTGATGCACACAGCATACAACACAATGTACGAGAAATCTTGGATGTGTGTACACTATCCAAAGATTTTGATATCGATGAACTTTCGATAGTTGATGTTGAGTATTACTTTATTCATCTGAGAGCAAAGTCTGTTGGTGAAATTTCAGAAACAAAATATCGTTGCAATAATGAAGTCGAAGATGGTAAGACATGCGGCAATGTTATGGAAGTAAAGATTAATTTGATGGAAATTAAGCCTGAATATCAGGAACATATTGATCCTGAAATTCAATTGACTGACAAAATTGTTATTAAGATGCGTTATCCACCATTCAAGTTAATAAAAGACTCGGTTGATATTGACAACATCACGGATGTTACCTTCAACATGTTGGCTCAGTCTATAGAACACATATATGATGGTGAACAGTTTCATTATGCAAAAGAACAGACAACACAAGAATTGGTTGAATTTATCGAACAATTAAGCCAAGAACAATTTGAGAAATTGGAAAACTTTTTCAATAGTATTCCAAAGTTAAGAAAGTCGGTTGATATCACATGTTCAAAATGTGGTTTTCCACATAAGTTGGATGTGGAGGGACTCGAAAGTTTTTTCGTTTAATACTTTGTTATGATGATTTAAAAAATTACTTTAAGACTAACTTTTCTTTGATGCAACACCATAAGTATAGTCTTACTGAACTTGAGAATATGATACCTTGGGAACGAGATATCTATGTCGCCATGCTAATTCAATATTTGGAAGAAGAGAATCAGAAATTAAAAGAACGCATGAGAAAATAATAGATGGCCGAAATAACAAAAAGTTTAAAAGAGACAGCTGGTAAAATTACTGGTGGTCTCGGCCGTGGATTATCGAAATTAAGTTCAGTATTTAAATCAAACAAAATTGAGCCTGCCATGAGTGAAACCTCTGGCAGTATGTCCAATACACAGTATCTTGGATCAATATATCAATTGATGGTTGATTCTGATGAAGAGAGAAGATTGGAATATGAGAGAGAACAAAATATAAAAGAAGAGAGTGATTCTGAAGAACAAAGACAACACCAAGAAATTATTAAGGCTCTGACTTTACGTAGAAAACCAAAACCTAAACGAGTTATTCGTAGAGAAAAAGAAGCTGAGAAAAAAGCCAAAGCTAGTAAACCAACCAAGAAGGTTGAATCACCTAAGAAAGAAGCTCCTAAGACAACAGCTCCTAAAACAACAGCTCCTAAGACAGAAGCTCCTAAGACAGCAGCTCCTAAAACTGAAGCTCCTAAGACAACAGCTCCTAAGACAGAAGCTCCTAAGACAGCAGCT